AATTAAAGCATTCGTTGCTGATGATCCCATGCAATTGTTTGCAATTGCTACGGATGCATCTCTCACAAATGAAGCGGGTGCAAGGGCTGCGGTCTTTGCTAACGCAAACTTTGCTAGTGGCACAAGCGGAAGCAGTACCACTGGGATGTCTTCAGCTACGTTGGCGGTAAGCACGATCAACACCACCGCTAACTTGAACCTTCGTATCATGGGTTGGCAAGAAGACCCTGGTAATGAGGATTTTGCAGCGGCAGGTATTCCAATGATTGTGCGGTTGAACAACAGCTTCAATAGCCCGAATGGTGCTATTGCAGGCGGCACTGTTTCAACCACTGGCGTATAGGAGGGTTGATTAATGGCTATTAGTAGAGCACAACTCGTAAAAGAGTTGGAACCCGGCCTAAACGCACTGTTTGGCTTGGAATACGATCAGTATGATCGTGAACATGAGCAAATCTTCACCATGGAAACTTCGGATCGCGCCTTTGAAGAAGAGGTAATGCTTTCCGGGTTTGGCACCGCGCCAACGAAGTCAGAGGGTTCGGCAGTATCGTTTGACGATGCTCAAGAAGTCTATACGGCTCGTTATACCATGGAGACGATTGCTCTGGCATTCTCAATCACCGAGGAAGCTATTGAAGATAACTTGTATGATCGACTTGCCAGTCGATATACGAGGGCTCTTGCCCGTAGCATGAGTCAAACAAAGCAGATTAAGGCTGCATCAGTCCTTAACAATGCGTTTGATAGCACTGTGACGGGTGGTGACGGGGTTGAACTTTGTTCAGCCGTACACCCCTTGGCTAATGGAAACACGTTCCGTAACGAACTTTCCACCGCAGCGGACCTCAATGAGACCAGTCTTGAACAGGCTCTTATTGATATTGCCGGTTTCGTGGATGAGCGCGGATTGAAGGTTGCCGTTCGTGGTACAAAACTGATTGTTCCCAAAGAACTTCAGTTCACCGCAGACAGGCTTCTGGAATCGGCTTATCGCACAGGAACGGCGGACAACGATATCAATGCTATTCGTAGCATGGGTATGCTGCCGGAAGGTTACTTCGTGAACCATTTCCTCACGGACACCGACGCCTTCTTCATTATTACGGATGCTCCGAATGGACTTAAAGGGTTCAACCGGTCAGCTATTCGTACTTCTATGGAGGGTGACTTTGATACCGGAAATGTTCGGTACAAGGCCCGTGAGCGTTACGCTTTCGGGTTTTCGGATCCTCGCGGCATTTTTGGTTCGCCAGGAGCCTAATTCTGGGATGGAGAGGGGGGCAACCCCCTCTCATCTCATCTGGGACTTACTTAGCCCTAGCGACTGGCCCAGCAGACGCTTACGAAGACTCTAGGGCGAAACCTTTCGTAAGGAGGAATGCCAAATGGCAAAAACACATTTTTCAGGACCCGTTCTTTTCTCTTCGGCCCGCGCATCTCTTGAAGGACTGAATATCGCCGCGTGGCCCGATCAAGTTGTCTATATGGATGACTTTACGGGTGTAGCCTTAGATAGCACCAATGATTGGACTGTGGTAAAAGACAGCAGTGCTTCCGCCGCTATCCTTGCCGATACGATTGGTGGTTTTGTGAAATTGTCGTCTCAGGCAACTACCGATAATGACGGTGCATCAATTCAAGGTAATGAGATCTTTGGATTACCTAGCACGGCGGGTGAGAAGCTTTATTTTGAAGCTAGATTCTCCATGTCGGACGCTGACCAAATGGATCTGTTCATTGGTCTCTGCGAAAACTTTGCTACCAACCCAGAGAACTGTCTTGCCGCGTCAAACAGGATCGGCTTTCAAATTGATGATGGCGATGCAACTCCGCATTTGATTTCAGAGTCTGGTGATTCTGAGACGGATACCACTCTTGCGGCGGCTAATGACTTTGCTGATGACACTAATGTCACTGTCAGTTTCGTTGCTACAAAGGGTACGAGCACCGACACGGTTAAGTACTATATAAATCGTTCTCTTGTTGGTACGCACACCACCAACATTCCCACCGCTAACATGGCAGCGGCGGCGATGGAGATTTCCGGTAACGCTACAGGAACCAAGTCGATGTCGATTGACTACATCCTTGTCGCTCAAGATCGCGGTGTTAGCTATTAAGGAGAAGACTTATGGCTAAACGAGCGCGAACGAAATCAGGAAAGTTTGTAGCAGACGATCCCTCAACGCCTGACGTAAATGAGGCGTTTGTTCAGGAGAAGCCAAAGAAAAAAGCTTCTAAAAAGTCTGCTGTGGACCTTCCTCCAGAGGGGAGCGCGGAGCGTAAGCGCCTTGTCCTGATGGGTGTAATCAAGGAGTAGGTTATGGCCGATACTTTTACGGAGAAGGTGATAGAAGACGGGCCGAGAAAACTGGTCAAATCTTTCGCCTACACATATGTAGACACTGGGCAAAGTGCGGTCTTGGCGGTAGACGTATCCGGATTGGCGACTCTCCAAGATGGAACAGCCTGCACGGGTGTTCGTATAAATAAGATATGGTTCAGTACAGTTGGTCTATCTTTAAAGATACTATTCGACGCCAGTACGGATACGTTGGCCGTAGAGCTTCCCACTGATTATCAGGGCGAGTTTGACTTTTCATCATTCGGTGGGTTGGCAAACACTGCATCCAGTCCTACTGGAGATTTGCGGTTTACAACAGTAGGTCACGGTTCCGGTGACACCTATACGGTTGTTCTTGAATGCATAAAGAACTTCTAAGGTTCCGGTATGAGAGGTCTCACTAATGGCTGTTTCTGGATCAAAAAACTTTGAACCTAATGTAGCGGAGTACATAGAAGAAGCCTTTGAAAGGTGCGGTTTAGAATTTCGCACTGGTTACGATGCCAAAACTGCTAGGAGATCTCTCAACCTTCTTTTTGCCGATTGGGCTAATCGCGGCCTAAATAGATGGACTATAAAGCAGGTAAGTCAGACGGTTGCCTCTGGGATAACTGATTATCCTGTAGGGACCATAACAATGTCTGTTTCTGCGAGTGGTAGCTTCTCTGTCGCGGAAACCATAACGGGCGGCACTAGCGGGGCTACCGCTTCAATTATTACTAAGCCTACATCAACTTCTTTAACATTAACCGTTCCGGTAGGCGCGTTTTCGTCCGGTGAAACCATTACGGGTGGCACTAGTGGAGCGTCTACATCAACCACTTCTACAGCATCTCTTGAAGACGCTCAGTCCACCGTAGACATTCTATCTGGTGTAGTCAGGCGCAGTGATTCTGATATATCCATAACAAGGGTTAGTAGAGATGACTATCTTACTATAGCCAATAAATCTACTACGGGACGACCAACACAATTCTATGTAGACCGACAGATAACTCCCGTGGTTAAAGTTTGGCCGACGCCTGAAAATAGCACGGACATATTCATATATGATCGTCTAGTTCGGATAGATGACGCGGACGCCTCCATAAATACTGTGGATGTTCCTTTTAGATTTTATCCATGTTTAACCGCAGGTCTGGCTTATTACATGGCTTTAAAAAGGGCTCCTGACAGGATTCAGATTTTAAAAGGACTTTATGAAGAAGAGTTTCAAAGAGCCGCAGACGAAGATAGAGACAAGGCAAACATAAATCTTGTGCCTTCATACACTTTTGTAAGTGCGGTATCTTGATGGCTAGGTATGCTTCCAATAAGTATGCCATGGGCATCTCGGATCGTTCTGGATTCGCGTATAGGCTTAAAGATATGCGGAAAGAATGGACCGGTATGCTTGTCGGGAAAGATGAGTTTGAAGCTAAACAACCTCAATTAGAGGTTGTAAGATCTCCAGCAGATCCGCAAGCATTAAGGGATGCCAGACCCGATAGAACAGAGCCCGCCGTGACTGTTCTATTAAAGTTTAATCCGTTTAAATCGGCAGGTAGCGGAACCTCAACGATTACAGTCACAGAGATTAGCCATGGTCGCTCAACAGGGGACACAGTTAGGTTTCGTTCCGTAGAGGCTTTCGACGGATTTACTTCATCCAACATACAATCGGCATCCGGCTATTCGATTACGAAAGTAAGTGATGATACATACACATTTTCTGCGGGCAGTGAGACCGCGACATCTGGTAATACGACGGGTGGAGGTGGAACGGCATCTGCCGGTCCTGTTACAGTGAGTGCATGACATGGCTTATACGTTTACTACATTAAAGACAGCGATACAGGATTACACGCAAAACACGGAGACAACATTCGTTAGTCAGTTAAGCAGGTTTATTCTGAATGCAGAGGAGAGGATCCTTAAAGAGGCGCAGCTTGATGTATTCAGGAAGAATGCGTCCGGCGTGACAACATCTGGCAACAAATACTTGTCCAAACCTAGTGATTTTTTGGCGCAGAACTCTCTGAGTGTGATCAGCAGTTCTGAGAACAAATTTCTTTTATATAAACAGGTTACTTTTTTGCAGGACTACAACCCTAATCCAGCCACCACTGGATTGCCATTGTATTATGCAGATTGGAATGATCAGAGCTTTCTTTTATCTCCGACGCCAGATGCAAACTATAATGTAGAACTTCATTACTTTTTCCGTCCTGTTTCGATAACAGCCTCCGGAGACGGAACAAGTTACCTAGGCAACAATGCCGAGCTTGCCCTTTTATACGGAAGCTTAGTAGAGGCGTACACGTTCATGAAAGGTGAAGCGGACTTGTTGCAGCTTTACAACACTAGGTTTCAAGAGTCCCTACAGTGGATAAAGAACCTGGGTGAGGGGCTCCAGACCAGAGATCAGTATCGGTATGATCGTCTACGGCGGGATGTTCAGTAATGTTCGATAGTGATTCGACAACCGAGATCGCAAGCCCGTTCGTTTTTACCTCTACGAACAGAGGTCATTCGCCTGAAGAGATGGCTGAAATGGCTATGAATAAGATTATGGTTGTTTCTGATACAGCGCCGCCTGTTATCAAAGAACAAGCCTTGGCGCACCGGGAGCGATTGAAAGAGATACTGATCTTCTACATGGAGAGAATGGCGCAGAGCGAGAGGACTACGATTTGGGCTCTGATGAAACAACAGGGCCATGAGGACATGGCTGAGATTATAAGGAGGCTGTGATGGCTATTGGCTCATCCGCAATGTGCGGAACCTTCAAACGTGAGATACTTGCTGGGATACATCGTTTAACTGCTCATACTAGAGCGTCTAGTACGATATCTGCGGACACTTTTAAAGTGGCAATGTTTACGAATAGTGCGTCTATTGATGCCGATACTACTGGGTACACTACCAGTAACGAGGTATCTGGCACGAACTACTCTGCGGGAGGTGCCACGTTGTCTAGTGTGACCATCGGACTTGCCGATAACAGTTCTGCTGTTCCCACAGCTTTCGTAGATTTCGCGGACACTACGTTTTCGTCTTCTACGATTTCAAGTGCCAGGGGAGCTTTGATTTATAATTCGACACTTTCTTCCGCAGGCACAGGCTCCACCACTAATCACGCAGCAGATCCAGCAGTAGCGGTCATTAACTTTGGTGGCGACAAGTCTTCCAGTGCGGGTGATTTTACCATTCAATATCCCGCTAATGATGCGAATAACGCAATTATCAGGATTAGTTGATGACATCGATCACTGGATGGAATAGAGGCGCTTGGAACTCTGGAGCTTGGAACAGTCCATCTCCGGTTGAGGTTACAGGTGTTTCTGCCGCCAGTGCAATAGGCACCGCTACGGTAAGTCTTCCCGTATCAATCAGTGTAACGGGTGTTTCTGCCGCCAGCGCGATAGGAACGGCAACTGCGACAGGTGTATCAAACGTAAGTGTAACGGGCGTATCCGCTGCCAGCGCGGTGGGTAGTCCAACGTTAATAACAAATTCCATTCTTTCTCCATCTGGAATTTCTGCCGCAACTAGTATAGGTTCGGCTCAAGTCAACTTTAGTTTTTCTGTAGAAGGAGTTTCTGCTGCTGGTCTGGTTAGTAATGCGGTAGTATGGAGTAGCATAGATAACTCTCAGACCTCAAACTTCAGCGAGATTGATGCGTCTCAGACGCCCAACTGGACACAGATAGCAGCATAAGGACGGTACGATGGCATCTTCATTTACAACGAACTTTGGCATTGAGAAAATTGGCTCTGGTGAACAGTCTGGAGCATGGGGGACGACCACCAACCACAACTTGGACCTTTTAGACCGCATAGCGTCATTCAAGGCTGTTGGGTTAACCGGCACTACGCACACGCTAACGGTTCGAGAGGCGTCTCCCGACGCTGGAACAGAGAACCTTCAAGATGGCATGTTTCGTGTGATAAAGTTTACAGGGGCGCTTGGTGCTAACAATACGGTTACTGTAGCTCCAAATACAACGACAGCATATTTTATCTTTATCATTT